TCATGCCGCTTTCCCCTTTTTGTTGCTAATATGGCTCAGCTCTTTTGCCAGGATGTCGAGGCCTTCAGCACGAAGACGTACCTTAAGCTCCTCCGGCGCGAGCTCGACCCGATCGACCAGTAGATTGATCAGTCGCTGCTGTTCTGCCGGGAACAGCTCCTCCCAAACAGGATCCAGGCGTTGCAACGCCTTAATGATCTCTGATTCCTGAAGGTCGGAGCCAATCTCTTTCCCTTCCCGCCAGATTTTTACCACCATTTCTGGTCGGTGCAGAATCTGTCGGACCTGCTGGACAACCAGGACTTCAATGTCTCCAGCCGGAACTGCGCAGATCGGGCAGTTTTTGTAACCCGTTTTTGTCGCTGTTTGGCAGATGTAGTAACGGTATAGCTTTCCTTTCTTTCGAGAGTGACTGGGACTCATGGATCGGTCACAATGGGCACAGCGGATCAGGCCAGAAAGAAGAGCTACGCTCTGCCTGCGCCGACGTGGGGGCTGTTTTCGTTTATTGGAGGCCAGCAGTGCCTGTGCCTTATCCCAAATTTCCCGCTCGATGATTGCATCATGCTCACCTGGATAGCTTTTGTCCCCAGAGGGGATCTCTCCCAGATAGTGGCGATTTTTCAGTAGGCGGTAGAGGTACCCCTTGTCCATGGGGTTACCGTAGGTGCTTACCGCCCCCGCATGCGCCAATTCATCAACTAACTGGGTCACTGAGCCAATCTCAAGGTACCGCTCAAAAATGAACTGGACCGTCTTGGCATCCTTTTGAACCACGACAAGTTTGCGGTCCTTGACCCGGTACCCCAGCGGGACACGGCCACCCATCCATAATCCTTTGCGCTTGGAGGCAGCGAATTTATCCCGGATCCTCTCCGCCGTGACCTCCCGCTCGAACTGGGCGAAGGAGAGCAACATATTGAGGGTCAATCTTCCCATGGAGGTGGCCGTGTTGAAGGACTGGGTCACGCTGGTGAAGGTCACTTCATAGTTGTCGAAGCGTTCCACCAGCTTTGAAAAGTCCAGAAGTGACCGTGTCAGTCGGTCGATTTTATAAATCACCACCATGTCGATCTTGCCAGCCTCGATATCTGTCAGCAGGCGCTTTAGGCCAGGCCGCTCCAGGTTGCCACCCGAAAATCCACCATCGTCGTAGCGATCCGGGACCAAGTGCCAGCCTTCCGCCTTTTGGCTGGTGATAAAGGATTCACAAGCTTCACGTTGGGCGTCGAGGCTGTTGAAATCCATCTCAAGCCCTTCATCGGTGCTTTTGCGGGTGTAGATGGCGCAACGCACTTTTGGCGTGATCTTCCTCTGAGTGCTCATTGCGTCGTCCCCCGTTTCTGCTTGCGGAGCCCCCAAAACACATGGCCATTCCATCGGGATCCGGTGATGAAGTTGGCCACTGCCGTAAGGCTTTTGAATCGGCGACCGCCGTATTCAAATCCATCCTCCAATACGGTGCAGACGTGATCCTCTCCCTTCCACTCCCTGATGAGGCGTGTTCCGGGCAATACCTGCTCCTTGGTCGGCTTCCTCTCTTGCTCGGCCTCGGCATCCAACGCCTCAAGGCGCTTCTTGGTCTCCTGTGACATGCCACCGTACGCCAGTTCCTGAAGCCTGTAGGCCAGTCGTTTGACCAGGAATGATCTGTTGAACGGTGGTGGTTCGCTGTCGTGGTACTCGATCCACATTGCCCTCAACTTCGGCGTGCTGAGCTCCGGCAATACAGCAACTTTTTTCATCAATTCAAAGTGTTTCATGGTCGTCTCCTATGGTGTTTTCCGACCATGAAGGCGTATGGTTGCCGAGTTATCCAGTGGAATCTTCTCGGATTTTTTCTTTTCTTTGAAACGGGTAATTCCGGTGGCCAGGATACTGGCGACCTCCCTCAACCGATCCTCGGCACTCATCAGAGTTGGCGACAAGGGACGAGGAGTTTTTCTGCGTCGCTTGGAATTGAGCATAGGGTGTGACCTCTGATTAAAGGGAAATCAGTGGCTCACGATCACACCCTCCTACATCTCAAAAACCGGGCCAGCGCAGTTGTCTTGATTTTCGGCCCTCAGGCGACGATTTCAGGCTCTCATCCGCGCCAAATCGCTCAAATCCGCCCTTGCGTGCCACGCCGTTCCTCTCAGATCCAAAGCCGATGGCACGCATAGCTGGACAGATAAACTAAAATGAAACATAAGGTTGCAAAGACAGACATCCTTGCGTGCCATCCCATGGCGTTGCGTGCCACCAACTGGAACCCTATTCCCGTGGCACGCAAACACCCTATGAAATCCATGATTTATCATTTGTTCTCATACAGATAGGCGCTCTGACCGGTCTCCCAGTTGCGGGCCATAGCGTTCCACCTTGCGTGCCATATCGTTCCATTTTGCACGTTTTGCGTTCCATTCTGCTCAATCTGCGTTCCATTTCCCCGTTTTGCGTTTCACTTCTCCGATTTTGCGTTCCGTTTTGATCGATCCAAAGACAAACCATGTAACGCCTCTTCTCACCCCCCGTAACAGAGCAGAGAAAAGGATCTCTAAAGCATGTTTTTAAACGATAAAATATGTTTGGCATTACGGTTGCGCTATAGGCTTTCAAACCCGGCACACGATCACAAACTATTCGGGCATTAAGAACACAGCATGAGTAGGAACGGAAATGACTCTGAATACGAACAGCAACCGAGAAAATGCTGCCCCTGAGATGGGGCTTTGGGCCGCCGTCCTGAACCAGGCGATGAAAGACGCCAAGGCCCTGATCAAGAAGGTCCAGCAAGAGCCTAGCCTGAGGGAAAGCCCGCTCTTCCGGGCCGACGTACGCCACATGACGCGGTACTTCCGTAGCAAAGCTACAGGCCCAGGCAGCTTCATTTTCATCTGTGACCTTCTGGGCATGAACCACGAACAGGCCGCCCAGCAGATTGAACAGCATTATCTCCGGCATCTTCAGCCGGTTCAGCAACGCACCACTTCACGCTACGAGGCACTGGCCAGCTGAAGTGGGCACCGATCCGCACGTCTAGGGTGCATGGCCCGAAAAGCCCGATTCCTGGCGGGCCTGACGTGCGGTCTTTCCCAGGACTCTTCATCAGGAGGAAGAGAACCATGAGCATCGAGAATCGCAGCACGACCCTGACCAGCAACGACGAGCAGTCGTTCTACAACGCTTACTACAAACTGGAGTGCGTCGATCCCGCATCCGACCAACTCGACCAGGCACCCGGCATCGATTTCTGGCCCGATGATATCTCGGCCTGTGTCATGAACATCACCCCGTCTCTGGCCCACCAGTGGCTCGAGAGAAACATCAAGAATCGCAGCCTCAAAAGACGCCATATCCAGGAGCTGGTCTCCGTTCTGGAGAATGGTCACTGGCGGCTCAATGGTGAATCCATCTGCTTCTCCAGGCATGGCGAATTGCTCGACGGCCAGCACCGCCTTCATGCCATCGCGAAAAGCGGTGTGGCTGCCGCCGCCATCGTGGTTTTCGGCGTCGACAACGAGGTCATGCGCACCTACGACCAGGGCTCCAAGCGCACCACCGCCGACCACCTGAACATCAACGGGGAAAAGAACTACGTCTCCCTCGGAGCCACCCTTCGGCTGCTGTTCATGTGGAAAACCCACCAGTTCCATAAGGAAGGGCCTAAATTCACGCCCGACCAGGAGACCCTGGAGAATCTGCTTACCCAGCACCCATCGGTCAGAGATAGCGTCCCCATCGCGAAAAAGAGCGGCCGCTTCATCAACGTGACTAATGGAGCAGCTCTGCACTTTCTCTTTCGCCAGACCAAGATCGTGATGAATGGGGACAGATCCCTCGCAGCCGACCACTTTTTTGAAAAGCTCGCCAGCGGCGAAAACATCACCAAGCAGGATCCAGTTTACCGCCTGCGAGAAGCTCTCTTGCTCAACCAGACCAGCAAGAAGCTGAATTCGGTCCAGACCCGCGCCATGACCATCAAGGCATGGAATCTCTTCTCCCAGAACCGTAGACGCGGTCGCATTCATTGGGACCCGACCGAAGAACCCTTCCCCAAGATCCATGGACTGGCTGAGGAGGCCGAATAATGAACGCCGTCACCCCATTCAATTACGACACCCTGATCAAACCCATGATCGAGGTGGCCAAACCTGCAGCTGAGCGGATCCGTCTCAGGATGCGCCGCACTGCCGAAGACATCATTGCCATAGGTCAAGACCTGGCCCGGGTAAAGAGAGCGATTCCTCACGGGAGCTTTGGTCCCTGGATCCAGGCGGAGTTTGAAATGACCGAGAGGACCGCCCTGCGGTTCATTCAAGTGGCCGAACGATTCCATGGCAAATCCGACATTATGTCGGATTTCAACCCCACGGTCCTCTACCAACTCGCTGCCCCCTCCACCCCAGATGAGGTCGTAGGCATGGCTGTTGAGGCTGCCGATTCCGGTGAGCTTGTAACCGCCGAGGACGTGAAGAATTGGAAGGATGAAATTCGCCAACTCAAACAGAAGCACCAGGAAAAACAAGCGGATTTCAAAACCCAAGTGGCCACCTTGGAGCTCGACCTGAAGAACCGCTCAACCAGAAATGCCGAGTTGACCAAAGAGCTTCAATCGGCCCGTAAAGAGCGGGACACCCTGCACAACGACCTGGAACAACTGAAACAAGAAAGTGACCGCAAGGGACCTGAGGACATCTACGTGGAGCTGAAGCCGGCCCATCAACTGGAGCATGTCCCGGTCCTGCCCAAGGCAACCCTCATGGCCTTGTTGGGTGAGATGGAATTAGCCCTGACAGCTAAACATTCCGTTTTCCACATTAACGATCTGAAACCGATCCAGACCAGCCTGCGCAGCATCCTTCAAACGGTTGAAAACGCGATGCTCAACGCAGATTACGGCATCACTGAAGAGGAGAAATGACCATGAATACAGAATCCGTCATCAACCTAGAAGACCTGCGGCAGATGGCCATGGGTGATGTGGCTGCTCTTGATGCGCCCACCCTTGCCCGACTGCAGTATGAAGCCGCCGAGTCCATGAACAGGGCCAAGTTGGTCAAGGAACTTCTGGACGGCGTGCTCAGCCGCAAATACGCCGACAAGGCAGCCCTGATGCGCACGGAAGCCGGGAAGGATTTCGGCACCGTACGCTTCAGCGATGGCGACGTGCAGGTGGTTGCCGACCTACCCAAACGCCCTCACTGGGATCAGAAGCGCCTTTCAGATTTGTTTGACCGGATCCGCAAGGCGGGTGAAGACCCTCAAGAATACATGGATGTTGATTATAAAGTACCGGAATCCAAGTTCAAAGCCTGGCCTTCCCAGATTCGCAGCGCTTTTGAAGGGGCACGCACCGTCAAGGCTGGCAAGCCCACCTTCAAACTGTCGGTGAAGGATGAGCAGGAGATCGCGGCATGAGCGGGCTCCCCATCATTAGCGCCGACCAGCGCATGGCGGAGCAACGGGGCATCAAGGGGGTAATTCTGGGCCCCAGCGGCATCGGCAAGACCTCGCTGCTATGGTCCGTCGATCCAAGTTCCACCCTGTTTTTTGACCTAGAGGCCGGAGACCTGGCCGTGGAGGGGTGGCCCGGGGATACCATCCGCCCACGCACCTGGGACGAGTGCCGCGACATCGCGGTGTTCATTGGCGGCCCCAACCCCGCGCTGAGGGATGATCAGCACTACAGCCAAGCGCACTACGACGCTGTTTTACAGAAGTATGGCGACCCCGGGGTCATGGCCAAGTATCAGAGCATCTTTGTGGACAGCATCACCGTGGCTGGACGGCTCTGCTTCCAATGGTGCAAGGGACAGCCTCAAGCTTTTTCGGAGAAGACCGGCAAACCAGATCTGCGGGGCGCTTACGGTCTACATGGTCAGGAGATGATCGCCTGGATCACCCATCTCCAGCACACCCGGGGCAAGAACGTTTGGTTCGTCGGTATCCTCGATGAGAAGACCGACGACTTCAACCGGCACTACTACACCGCTCAGATCGAGGGTTCTAAAACCGGCCTGGAGTTGCCCGGCATTGTTGACCAGGTCATCAGCATGGTGGAGATCAAACCCGAGGAAGGCCCGTCCTATCGTGCCTTCGTTTGCCAGACTATCAACCCTTGGAACTATCCCGCCAAGGACCGGAGCGGTCGCCTGGCCATGGTGGAGGAGCCCCACCTGGGCCGACTCATGGAGAAGATTCACCAACCAGTAAAATCGGCAGCGGAAAGGCTGCGCTTCGCCCGCCCTGAGAAAGTGACCGAAGCCGCCCCCGCCGCCGATACCCCCGTCACCACAGAAATGACCACAGGAGCATGACCATCATGAACGGCAATTGGAATGACTTCAACGATGCTGAATCTCAGCAAAGCTTCGATCTCATCCCCAAAGGGACCATTGCGCCGGTGCGCATGACCATCAAACCCGGTGGTTATGATGATCCAAACCGTGGCTGGGCCGGAGGTTATGCCAAACGCAACCCCGATACCGGTGCTGTGTACATACAGTGTGAGTTTGTCATCACCGAGGGCAAACACGCTAAACGGAAGGTGTGGAGCAACATCGGCTTATTCAGTCAGAAGGGTCCGGAATGGGGCAACATGGGGCGCTCTTTTATACGCGGGATCCTCAACTCTTCCCGTGGCCTCAAGGATAAGGACAACACCCCTCAAGCCCAACAGGCTCGGCGTATCAATGGACTGGCAGATTTAGATGGGATTGAGTTCTTGGCCAAAATCGACGTGGAAAAGGATCAGAGGGACGATTCGGATAAGAATACCATCAAGTTTGCCATCACCCCGGACCAAAAGGAGTATCAGGGCTACAGTGGTGGTGGTACTCCAGCACCAGCAGCACCCCCAGCTAACCAGGGGTGGCAACAACCTGCTCAACAACAAGCACCTCAACAGCCACAGCAGCAAGCTACTTCCACACCCCCTGCTCAAACGCCCAGTTGGGCACAGTAAGGGGGTAAACCATGCGTTTACGACCAAGGCAGAAACAGTTCGTGGAGCGGTCAGTGGCCGCTCTCCACGAACATGGGAACACTCTGGGGGTTGCTCCTACCGGTGCAGGCAAGACGGTAATGCTCTCTGCGGTTATTGGCAATATGCTCAGAAATGATGGTGGTAAAGCTTGCGTCCTTGCTCACCGGGATGAGCTGACCCGCCAGAATGTGATGAAGTTCACCAAGGTCAACCCTGGGTTCTCTACCTCCGTGGTGGATGCCCGTGGCAAATCGTGGCGCGGTCGCGCCACCTTTGCCATGGTGCCCACTCTTGCCAGGCAGAAGAACCTGGATACCATGCCTGAACTTGGCTTGTTGGTCATTGACGAGGCGCACCACGCCGCCGCCAACAGCTACCGGCGGATCATTGATACCGCTCTGGATCGTAATCCGGATTGCTGCATTTACGGTCTAACTGCCACCCCCAATCGTGGTGATAAAAAGGCGCTACGCCCCATCTTCAGCAATGTCGCGGACCAAGTTCGCCTGGGTGAGTTGATCACTGCAGGCAATCTAGTCAAACCCCGTACATTCGTTGTCGATGTAGGCACTCAGGATGCGTTGAAAAGCGTACGGAAGACAGCAGACGACTTTGATATGGCCGAGGTGTCCCAAATCATGAACAAGGCCCCGGTTACCGAGGCCGTTATCAAGCATTGGAAGGAAAAAGCCGGCACCCGAAAGACCATCGTATTCTGCTCCACCGTGGATCATGCCCAGAACGTTACAGATGCTTTCAACAATGCGGATGTGGAAGCTGTGATGGTCCACGGAGAGCTTACCACCGCAGAGCGCAAAGCTGCCTTGGCTCGATTTGAAAAGGGCTCGGCCATGGTGGTTGTGAACGTGGCGGTTCTCACAGAAGGCTACGATCATCCACCCACATCCTGCGTAGTTCTGCTTCGGCCAAGTTCGTACAAATCCACCATGATCCAGATGGTGGGACGCGGGCTGCGCACCGTGGATCCCGCCCTGTTCCCAGGACTGGTCAAAACCGACTGTATTGTTCTGGATTTCGGCACTTCATCCATTCTCCATGGATCTCTGGAGCAGGATGTCAACCTGGATGGAAAGGAGATCCAGGGAGCGGCTCCTACTAAGGAGTGTCCCGAATGTCAGGCTATCGTGCCTTTGGCAGTCAGGGAGTGCTCCCTTTGTGGGTATGTGTGGGAATCGGAAGTTACTGGAGAAGGGCCGGAATCCATCACCGACTTCATCATGTCCGAGGTGGACCTGCTCAAACGCTCCAGTTTCCGCTGGGTTGACCTGTTCGGAGATGATGCCGCTATGGTGGCCAACGGCTTCCACGCCTGGGGTGGGATCTTCTTCCTCAATGGCAACTGGCACGCTGTGGGTGGAGCCAAGGGCCAGCCGACTAAGCTGCTCTCCATAGGTGAACGTACCATCTGTCTTGCTGCAGCCGATGACTGGCTCAATGAGAGCGAAACCGATGAGTCGGCACATAAAACCAAATCCTGGCTCAACCAACCCCCAACGGATAAGCAGCTTCAATATCTGCCACCAGCCATGCGCATGGATATGGGGCTGACCCGTTACCACGCATCAGCGCTGCTGACCTTCCGCTTCAATAAGGCTGCCATTCGCAGTTTGATCTTTGAAGCGGACCGACAGGCACTGGCGGAGGTGGCGTGATGGCCATGGCATGGACACGCCGAAAGAGCACCTGGCACGACCCGGATTGGGGGTGGATCAAGTTGCCGCCTGGTTTGCGCACCCGCCGGGTTGGGCTGGCAGCCTTGAACCGTAAGGAGCGGTCACTCTTTCAGCGTCATTTAAAACGTCACTCCTCACACGTTCTGATCTGGCTGTTACGCAAGGTTAGAGCTGTGCCGGAGGATCTGATTTTGGAGGTTCACAACATGGTGGATGCCACTGAGTTGGAAAAAGCAGCCATGGCCGCCGCACTCCCCTCTCTTGGGGAGTATGTGGCCAGCATTGGTATGCAACGCCCTTTGGCGGAGTACAGCAAAGAGGAAGTGCTCACGATGGTGGAGGTGGTTATCACTGCCTATCAGGAGTACATGGCCAGCGCCAAGCCGGATGAGATTCCGTTTTAGGAGAGCCCTAATGAACACGCATAACCACAACGCGATGATCAGCATCGGAAATAGTGAGTTTCCCATCGTTGAGTATCAAGGAAGGCGGGTCATCACCCTAGCTATGGTAGATCAGATTCACCAGCGCCCAGTGGGGACCGCGTCTAGAAACTTCGGCGCAAATCGAGAACGCTTCCTGGACAGAGAAGACTTCTACCTTATTGATTTCTCTAAAAAAGACGAATTTCGTTCCTTTGATATTGAGATCCCCACAAGAGGGCTGACCCTCTTGACCGAGTCTGGCTATCTCATGTTGGTGAAATCCTTCACCGACGATCTGGCCTGGAAGGTTCAGAGAGAGCTGGTCAATCGCTACTTCCGAACCGCACCCACCTCCACGGCCCACCAGCTCTATCTGATGGCCAAGGCCAACTGGGAACAGGAGCAGAGACTGAGCCAGATTGCGGAACTGCAGCACAACCAACAACAGCAGTTGGATGCCATTGCCCAACGCCAATCAGACATGGATGGCAACACCGGATACATGACTGCCCTGGCGTATTGCCGCAAAGAGGGTATCCCTGCACCCCTCGCTTATGCCAAGCAACTGGGCATAAAGGCATCTGAGATGTGTCGGAACCTCGCCATTCGTATGGGACAGGTCCCTGATGAGCGCTGGGGGTCGGTCAATAGTTATCCCATAGAGATCCTCCGTGAATGCCACCAGGATATGAAAGGGGCATGACCATGTTGGATTATAATCACAACGGTGGGGGCATCGCCCCCGCCATCAATCATCTGATTGATGAGGCTTTGGAGGTGGAAAACCGCCAACAGACCCCTCGCACCTATCTGGGCGCATCCCGTTTAGGAGTGGCTTGTGAACGGGCGCTGCAGTTTGAGTACGCCCATGCTCCCAAGGATACGGGGAAGGATTTTGATGGGCAGCTCCTGCGCATTTTCGCCGCTGGACACCTGTTTGAGGATATGGCGATTCGCTGGCTGCGCATGGCTGGATTCGAGCTCTTCACCACCAAGGGTAATCGCCCTAATGGCGAGCAGTTCGGCTTCGAAGCCGCTGGCGGTCGGATTCAGGGCCACGTAGACGGGATCATCGTGTCTGGCCCAAACAGCATCAGCATGGGTTACCCCTGTCTATGGGAGTGCAAGTCCCTCAACAATAAATCCTGGAATGACACTGTAAAGCGCGGGGTGGCCCTCTCCAAGCCGGTATACGCAGCCCAGGTCGCCATCTATCAGGCATATATGGAGCCCCAGGTAGGGGGCATCTCGGCCAACCCGGCGCTGTTCACCGCCATCAACAAGGATACGTCCGAAATCCATCACGAACTGGTGCCTTTTGATGCCCCACTTGCGCAGAAGATGTCCGATCGCGCTGTGCGCATCATCAAAGCCACAGAGGCCCATGAGCTACTACCCCGGATCAGCCGGGAGTCGACACACTTCCAGTGCCGTATGTGTAGCTGGGCAGATCGCTGCTGGAGTCTATCAGCATGAATAATGGGGCTCCATATCTCGATTTCAATGATGCCGGTGGGCAGCAGGAGTTTTCCTCTGTTGCAGAACAGCATCATGAAAAGGAGGAGATCAAGGCACGTCTGCAGAGCCAGATTGAGTCGGTGCTGTATCACCTTCTGCCTGCCGGGAAGGTTCGTCATGGGCAGTTCTTCATCGGCGATGTGGAGGGCAACCCCGGTGAAAGTATGAAGGTAGAACTGACCGGCGAAAAGGCTGGGGTCTGGTACGACCATGCCGCAGGTTCGGGTGGCGACATCCTGGACCTGTGGGCCCGGTCACGAGGCATGGACACCCGCACCCAGTTCCGTGACGTCATGGATGATGTGCGCGGCTGGCTGGGAGAGTCCGTGAGATTACCACCTGTTTCGATGCAACCAACTCAACGGCGTGAACCCCCCATGGATGAGCTGGGGCCCCATACCGGTAAGTGGGACTATTTCGATACCAATGGCCAACTACTGGTCTGTGTCTACCGTTACGATCCTCCGGGCCGCCGAAAGCAGTTCCGCCCTCTGGATGTGCGCACCGGCAAGTGGCAGTCGCCAGCGGTGACGCCCCTCTACAACCTCCCCGGCATCATTCACGCCGCTGAGGTGGTGCTGGTCGAAGGGGAAAAGAGCGCCCAGGCGCTCATCGATGCGGGAATCCCGGCCACCACCTCCATGGGCTCCAAGGGACAGATCAACCGTGCCGATTGGAGTGTTCTCCAGGGAAAGCGGGTAATCATCTGGCCCGACCGGGACAAGGCAGGATGGGAGTACGCCCAATTGGCTTCACAGGCCGCCAGAAACGCGGGTGTTCGGGAAGTATCCATTCTCACTCCACCGGAGGAGAAACCTGAAAAATGGGATGCCGCTGATGCCATGGCTGAAGGGATGGATGTGCGTGCTTTCATCCATGGAACACCACGTCAGGAACCACAGACCCGGAAACGCCGCATCCGACTGATGGATTGGACCTTCGACCGTTATGACGGCCCACCCCCGCCACGGGAGTGGTTGGTTGAGGGTGTTCTTCCCCTCGGAGTGCCCGGCATGGTCGCCGCCATCGGTGGAGCAGGAAAAAGCATGCTGTTGTTGGACCTTTGCATCAAGGTGGCTCAGATACATACAGGGAATCCCATTCCCACAGAGGCGCTGGGAGGTCCTTTGGTCCCTATTGAAGGTACAGCGGTCATGCTCACCGCTGAGGACGATCAAGATGAGATCCACAGACGACTCAATCTGCTTGTTGGAGATCTTCCAGATCCCAGAAGGCTGATTGTGATTCCACTGCCCAATGCAGGTGGTGCTATGCCCCTTGTCGCCATGGGTCGTGAAGGCCCTGTACTCACTGATGCCTACGAGGAGATGCGTCAGGAGCTATTGGAAATCCCAGACCTGCGATTAGTGGTCATCGATCCACTCCAAAGCTTTGCAGGTGGAGATGTCAATAGTGACCCCGCCGCAGGGTCCATGTTCTTTGCTGGGTTGGGCCGCATTGCTGCTGAAACAGGGGCAACCACATTAGTAGCGCACCATTTCAAGAAAGTGGGTAGCAAACCCATTCACAGCGCCAGTGAAGCCAGAGAAGCCATCCGTGGCACCACTGCCCTAGTTGACGGTGGGCGCTGGTCTTACGCCCTATGGGAAGCCTCACAGGATGAATCCATCAAAATCTGTACCCAACTGCAACGCAGTTATGAACGTGACTCTGTGTTCAATGGTGCGGTGGTCAAAAGCAACTGGCCAGTTGATAAAGCAGTTAGGGTCTATGTTCGCGAGTCATCGACAGGGTTACTACAAGATCGTTCAGTTGACCTCGCTATGCGCATCAGTGGCAATGAAGATTTAAGTAAAAGTCTTGTCATGGCTCTGGGTAAAGCAGCATCCAATGGCCAACCATTCACGAAAACTGGCGGTAATGGTGTCTTTGAACGTAGATCAGAGCTTCCAGGCGACTTACAGGCGTTTTCCAAGCATAAGATAGCAGAGTTGATTGACTCCTTATTGCGAACAGGACGGCTAGTGCAGTGCGTAGCACCGGGTAGTCATATCAAAAAATGGCTCGATGTTCCGGGGGGTGAGTTTGCACTTGGCGTCGGTGAATTTCAGCTGGGATCTGGAGCTGAATGATGAGGAAAAATGCGTTCCCGGAACCTACCCATTCCCGGAAAAATCCGGGAACCGGGAACGTTAACATATTGAATTGTATAGGGTGCACCGTTCCCGCCGGGAACGTTCCCGGCCATTCCGGGAAGATGTTTAACTTATTGATTACTTAAGGAGAAATCAGCTCGTTCCCGGTTCCCGGCTTTCCCTATATATAAATATATAGATGGGGGTGGTATGGAAACCCACCCCCCATCATGAATGACTGTTCAACAATTCCGCAGCCCGGCAAAGGGAGCGGATTCAAATCGGACGGTGGTGAGCTCCGCCAAGACCTGCACCACCGTCCTGACCACATCAGCCAATGGAGGAAGATATGGCTACTCAGAGTTTGCCCCATCGGGGCACAGATGAAAACAGGACAGTGTTGGCCCTGGATCTTGGTACCCAGTTGGGGTGGGCGCTGCACCACCCCGATGGGACCATCACCAGCGGCACGGTGTCGTTCAAGCTGGGCAGGTTTGAAGGGGGCGGTATGCAGTGGGTCAGGTTCAAGGCCTGGCTGGATGAGATGCACTTCACCAGCGATGTAGGACAGATCCTGTTTGAGGAGGTGCGCAGGCATATCGGAACGACAGCGGCCCATGTGTATGGCGGATTCCTGGCCCACCTCACAGCCTGGGCAGAGCACCATGAGGTGCCCTACATGGGGGTGCCCGTGGGCAGCATCAAAAAATCAGCTACGGGCAAAGGCAACGCCAGCAAGGAGCAGGTGACTCACGCCATGAAGCGCCTGGGATACACCCCGGAGGATGACAACGAGGCCGACGCTTTGGCCCTGCTGCATTGGCAGATCGACCAGGGAGGTGCGCGATGAACGGCGGCCCCAATATGCCCCGCAGCCCCTTGGCCCGGTTTCAGAGCAGCCAGGTGGATGTGGATGAGCAGAAGCGATATGGTTGGAATCGCCACGGCATCCTGGTGGTGTCGCACGATGACAATCGCCTCAGCTGGCCAGAGCGGGAGTTGGTCAAGCAACTGGGGGATCGGCTTTATGGCCAAAAACGCCGCAAGGGGGTGTGTCATGCGTGAGCAGAAATGGGATGCTCCAGCTGTAGCAAAACGGCTAGAAGAGGCAGCGTTCACGATGAAGCGGTTGCCTGTGAAGGGACTCAAGCCTGAGGAGGTTCGTTCTGCTTGGCCGGAGGTGATCCATGAATTTTACGATGCCTACGGCTGGGGTACGGCAGAGGCTAGGCTGGGACCACCTTCCCCAGCTGCCATCGACCGCCTTGATGAGGTGATGGGGTGGTTGGAATGGCTTGAGCCGGATCATCGGCGCTTGGTTTGGTACCGTGCCGAAAGGGTGCCTTGGAAATTGCTCATGCGGCGATTTGGTCGAGCCAGATCAACGCTTGCGGCACATTGGAAGTCTGCCATTTTCCAAGTCGTGGCTGTGCTTAACCAAGGAAAACGTGTCCGGACGTTTTAGTTCCGGACACGATCGGCAGATTTTGGTAGTATTAGCGCTATAGTCGGGCAGAAGACCCGCATCGCACGAAACACGAGAAACCCACCCCAGTGCAACCTGGCGGTGGGTTTCGCCGTTTATGGGGGTAGAGATGGGAACTTCACTGCTGATGGTGGCTACGGTGGCTGGGTCGCTGATCATCGGGCTTTTTGCCGTGGCCATGATGGGCGTGCTGTTACGCATCCTGCTCGGAGGGGGTGAAGAGCATGTCTGAACAGCATTGGCCACATTTCTCCCATGCTGAACTGCAATGCCATTGTGGCTGTGGCCGGTCGGTGATGGACGAGCGTTTCATGGCTCGGCTTGAAGAACTCCGCATGGCCTATGGCAAACCCATTATCGTCAACAGCGCATACCGCTGCCCCAACCACAACGCATCCGTATCCACAACCGGATCCAATGGACCTCACACCACCGGCAGGGCTGTAGACGTACAGGTCTCCGGTGAAGATGCCCATGCCCTGATGGCGTTGGCCATGCACCATGGGTTCACCGGCATCGGGGTTAGCCAGCGAGGCCAGCACAAGTCCCGTTTCATCCACCTGGACACCTTGGATGCAGCACTTGGTCAGCCTCGGCCAACGATTTGGTCGTACTGACCTCAGTAGTCTACGCGCTTGCGCATATCCAGCCCAGGCTTGAAGTGCACAGCCGTTTTGGACTCAACAGCTACTTTTTCACCAGTTTTGGGATTGCGCGCAGCACGCGGCTTCCTGGCTCTCGGCTCAAATACGCCAAAGCCTCGAAGCTCAACTCTTTCCCCTTTGGCTAAAGCCTTGCCGAGTTCACTAAAAACGAGGTCGACGACCATAGCTGCGTATTGCTTGGTTAAGCCTTTTTGCGCGGCAATAGTGAGAATGAGTTCAGATTTAGTCATGATTGATCCAGTTTATTGGATTGATTAACGAATACAGTGTCTTCAGATGTATATCGAAGCATCCGTTGGTTTGCAATAATTTCTGTGTTGGAGGTAGAAGAGATGCCCATTTCCCTGCTGGTAAAAACCGTTCTTGGTCGAGTGAAAGAGCCCTCGTCCTGGAGCGGCGTGGCGGTCCTCCTGGCCATGTTTGGACTGAGCCATGAGCAAACGGGAGCCATTACCGAGTTACTGGCGGCTGGGGCGGCTCTGGCTTCGGTATTCATCGCGGAAAAAGGGGATCGTTCGTGAGCCCACAAGAAGTGATGGTTGAACGCCGTCGTGGCCTGGAACGGCATGTCCAGACCGTGTTGACCATGGGGGTCGCAGCGTTGATGGCGTGGCAACTCACGACCATAGAGCAGATGCGTGTTGAACTCGCCATCCTCAGTGGTCGGGTGGATGCCCTGGCTGCTCGGGTGGACGAGGCGTCCTATGAGCGCTATCGGGCCACTGATGCTCACCGCGACTTTGCTCTGCGTGACCAAGCTATCAAGGCGCTGGAGGGGCGGGTGGACCTGGTTGAAGAGGCCTGCCAAAAATGATCCGTGTCGAGGCCAACAGACGACAGATTGCACAAGCTGCAGACAACCTTGCCAAGCAGGTCAGATACGCCACCGCAGTCGCTTTGACCCGCACAGCGCAAGATGCTCAAGCTGAGGTGCGTCGTCGCCTTCCAGAGCGCTTCACCATCCGCACAGGGTGGGTAGCCAAAGGTATCCGGATCAAACCGGCCAAGAAGAGTGATCTGCAGGCTTCTGTTCGGGTTCTAGACCCATTCATGGCTATGCAGGAGACCGGTGGGTCCAAGCGCTCCCAAACCGGGGATGCCTTGGGCGTTCCTGTGGGAGCCCGCCCCAACCCCAAGTCGGTGACCCGGCCAGGGAAGTTTCCCGGTGCTCTGCTGAAGAAGCCCAATCACTTCATCGCGCCCTTGCATGATGATCCTTCTACCTACGCTGTGTGGCGTCGTAGTGGTCGTAAGGGGCGCAAACTGAAGATGATGTACCTCTTTGCCGACCGGGTAGAGATCAAGCCGCGCTTTGGGTTCATGGATACGGTAAAGGCAGTGGTAGAAGCGCGCTTTCAAGAGAACTTTGGGAGGGCAATGGAAGAGGCCTTCTCTACTTCAACCCTCTGACATCAATTACTTTTAAAGAAATTTAGATCCACCATAAAATCGTAATTTCCTTCACCACACACCTTATCAAGTTGCTTCACAACCTTTTTTGAGAAAGCCTCAGAATCATTCGGGCCTGACATATAAAATGGTTTGCCATCTCTACCAAGCTCATACTCCGAAGGACAGAGCAGTGGATCGATACCGTTTAATACTATTTTTGCAAGCTTAAAGTCTGGATGCGGTTTAAAACCAAGAGAATGGGCGTATTCGACAGATGAGTTAACAATCTTGCTAAGACATGTCGGGTGGATGGGAATGATGTTTTCACGGTCACGGGCCTGTTTAATGAATTCATCATATTGAAAAGCTGGAATAATATTGCAAAAACAGTTCTTTACACCAAGACACCAGATATCAATTAAATAGCACCCAAAAGCGAATTCTCCTGTAGCAACTTTTCGACTCAGGATTAAATTTCCTATCCCTCTGTCAAAAAGTGTATCAGCTACAAAACTATCGAAAACGGGCAACTCGGTAGAAGCGGCTAAACGTTGAGCAACTGAGAACATTCCCGAAAGATTACTGTTACTACCGATTTTTTTTCTTTTGTCTTTTTTTCGAGCTAATTTTTTCTGGCGACGTTTTTGATCAACTGACATACATAGCTCCGGGCAGGAGATGGATTCATAACTCCCCCGCGTATGCCGTGGACATGGAACCACATGGCACCCTGAATACAAGGTGGATCCGGTGTGGAGGTCACACACCCTTAGTGGGGAAGACTCCCCAGCCTGGGCGTGAGAGCATCCAACAAGTCCCAGTTCCAAGAACCAAAAGAGTGGGCCAAGGGAACAGTGTCTCACGAGCACCGCAGGGTACGGTTTCAGATTACTCTTGTTGGTTCAAAGCCGCAATTGAAAGCGGTTTGCTGAATTATTTTGGTAGGCGAAAGGACCTGGGAACGAACTTTTTCATGGTTTGTAAGTGTTTGAAAAGTAAATGGTTGACAAAATCGCACGGGACCTGGAACGCTGTAAAATCAATGGGTTCCGCGAGAGCGCAAGAGTTGCCTAGCGACAGGGCTGAAATCTAGGTTGACACACAGGTTGACAGAACGGCCCAAACTCACATAGCGACACGTTTTGAGCGTTAACCTGATGTGGTCAACCAACCTCTTTTGTCAACCTGTAAACCGGTTGACATCCCCAAGGATACATAGTGTATGAACTTGAACCTTCAGGTGGCGGATTGGCCCGTCGACCGGTTGATCCCCTATGCCCGCAATGCCAGGACGCACTCGGATGCACAGGTTGCCCAGATCGCAGCCTCCATTGTTGAGTTTGGGTTTGTAAACCCGGTTCTTGTGGGTGATGATGGGGTGATGGTAGCCGGGCATGGTCGTGTGATGGCAGCCCGCAAACTGGGGCTGGAAGCGGTCCCCGTGATTGTGCTCTCTCATCTGAACGAAACCCAGCGACGTGCCCTCGTCATTAGTGATAACCAACTGGCCCTCAATGCTGGCTGGGATGAGGAGATGCTACGGGTTGAGTTGGCTGCGCTGAAGGAAGAGGATTTTGACCTTCAGATTACAGGCTTTGACAGCGAGGAACTGGACCGTCTGTTTGCCGAGTTGGACGCCGACGGTATCGGTGATGAGGGTGGGGCTGGGGCAGGGGACGGTGATGTCGTTCCTGAACCGCCAGTAACCCCGGTCTCTCAAACCGGTGATCTGTGGATCTTGGGGGAACATCGCCTCCTATGCGGTAGCAGCCTCAATCCCGATGATGTGATTCGGTTGATGAACGGTGAGCGCGCCATCCTCTTCGCCACCGATCCTCCCTATCTGGTGGATTATGATGGCACCAATCATCCTGGCTCCAAAGAGACCCGTAAGCGGGAGTCCCTAAACAAGGATTGGTCTGACAGCTACGGTGTGACCTGGGATGACTCTTCTCAGGGACCTGAGCTCTATGAGGGGTTCATCCGTACTGCCATCGACCACGCCATTGAACCCAACGCGGCTTGGTACTGCTGGCACGCTTCCAAACGGCAGGCGATGCTGGAGGCAGTATGGGAAAAAATGGGTGCGTTTCAGCACCAGCAGATCATTTGGAATAAGGAAAAAGGGGTGCTCACCCGCTCCAAGTACCTGTGGAAGCATGAGCCCTGCTTGATGGGATGGATCAAAGGCAATATGCCACCCAAAGCAGATGGAGCAGAGTTTCTCTCCACCGTATGGGATATCCAGGGACTCTCTGGTGACGAACGGCCCGACCATCCCACACCAAAACCACTGGACTGCTTTGCCATTCCCATGCGCCAGCATGTGGAACGGGGCGGCCTCTGTTATGAGCCCTTCAGCGGTTCCGGCTCTCAGATCATGGCTGGGGAGATGACTGGTCGGCGGGTGCATGCCATGGAGATCTCACCGATCTATGTGGATGTGGCGGTAAAGCGGTTCATCCAGGCCACCGGGAAGATCGTCTACCTGGATGGTTCTGGTGGGAAGAGCTTCGAGGACGTGGCGGCGGATCGTGGAATTGAATTGGAGAGGTGATTACGTTTGATGTTAAGATGCGTGCCTCTTTCAATCCTCATGGAGTAGTACGCATGGCTGATCGCATTACCGGTACAGTGAAATGGTTCAATAATGACAAGGGGTTCGGTTTTATCGCCCCTGATAATGGTTCCAAGGATGTTTTTGCTCATTTTTCTGAGATATCTTCTGGCAGTGGGTTTAAGTCTCTTGAAGAGGGACAAAAAGTTGAATTCAGCGTGGAACCAGGGGATAAAGGTCCGAAGGCCGTGAAAATCACCTCTCTTTGAACCAAAGGGGTTCCTTAAGGAGCAAATGGATGAAGATGGCAGAGTTGAAGAAAGCCGTAGCTGAAAAAGCTGAAATGAGTCAGTCAGATGCTAATCAGGTGATCAAGGCGTGTTTTGAAGCCATTTCAGATGCACTGGGTAATGGTGAAACAGTGCAACTTCCTGGTTTTGGCACATTTTCCCTTGGTGAACGTGCTGCACGCACAGGCCGTAATCCTCAGACAGGTGCTGAGATTCAGATAGCGGCATCCAAGAGCGTGAAGTTTAAAGCGGGCAAGGCTTTGAAGGACTCTCTGAACGGCTGATCTTAAGTGGCCGTTGAACCGCCCGGTCTTTGCCGGGCCGGTTCTCCATCAACCTCATTTGATAAAGTAGGTGCTCACTCCGTCGATCTTTTCACGGTTTACATCAAGGCCCAGTTTCCTTTTTAGGATGCCAGAAATCGAGCCTCTGATTGTGTTGGATCCCCAGCCCGTCTCAGTAGATAGTTGCTCCAACGTCGCTCCGCCGGGCCGCTGCATCATCTCAATCATTTTGGCCTGTTTTGAATTCGCCCTGGTCCCTCTGGATCGGGGCGTTTTGCGTTGAGCTGTTTCAATACCAGCTTGATAAGCGGCTTCCAAAGCGCTCTGGACGCCCCAGACGCTGACGTTGTGGAAGTCGAGGCTGTCAGCATTGCGGGTCTCCAGCGTATCGATGAAAAGGTGATCCAGGGCGATCTTGCTAAAGATCTCTGCCTTGTGGTCCTCCGGGGGATCTGTTTCCTCAGCCATGGCATCGATGGTCTGATTTTCAACAGAAGATGGGGCAGGAGGCTCCTGGCCAATAGCCTGGTATGCGGCGTTGGTAAGGACCCAGTTGGGGTAGGGAGGGTTGTTGCTTACGTTCTCGATTAAACCTTTGGCTTCAAGGGCGTTGATCACCTTGCCTTGCGCTCCTCCCCGAATGCGTTCCGGTAGAGGGTTGATGGATCCGTCGGTGCGCTGGGCAGCGGCTTCAATGATCGTGCGTTGGGTAGTGGTGAGTGGGATGGTCATGTTCGTTCTCCGTTGTGAGGTTTGTTTCAAAGCCAGTTGTCGCCAATGCGGGGAAGAAGATCCCCGTTGTTTCCTGTGAAGTATTCGATCCCTTCGAAACTTTCTGGCGCTTCGATGATCACTCCGCCGGTAACGCGCAGTGCCACCCCGTGTTTGCGGGTGAGTTCAGCCAACCCTTCGGCAAAGGCTTCAAGGCGCTGCTCTTGGTTTAGTTTCTCGTTCATAATCAATCTCCTGTGCGATTTGCTTTGGTGATTACATGAAGCCATACAGCTACCATCTTATCCAGTAGAATCTGCATCAAAAACAATCGAGTAGATATGCTTCTGAGCCAGTCGGAATGGGCGCGTCAGCAGGGCTTTTCGCGCCAATATGTCAGCAAGCTGGTGAAGAAGGGGGTGGTGCGACTGGTCGATGGCAAGGTGGACCCTGTACAAGCTTCGCAGGGCCTTGAGTCGGTCCGAGAGCCCGCACGACCTGTCCAGCGGAAGGTGATGGAGAGTCGGGGACCTGTATCGGCAGTGAGTGGTGCAGATGAGGGCGGTGACCTGTTACCCCAGGGAGGCCATGCCGGACTGCCCACCATGCTGCTAAAAGCGCGGATACGCAGTGAGTTGAAGCGCGGCAGCCTGCTGGAGATCAAGGAGAAGATTGAAGCTGGCAAGTACGTGGAAGCCGATGAGGTGAAGATAGCAGCCTTCAATCGGGCACGGCTGGTTAGGGATCAGCTTTTGAAACTGCCTGATCGTTTGGCCGCTGAGCTTGCTGCAGAGGCTAACGCCTCTGTGGTGCACGGGACTTTGGTTCGAGAGATCCGAGCTGCGCTGGAGGGAATCGAAGGGTGACCTTAGAAGCCAGTAAAGAGCAGATCAATGGCAGCAATGATCTTATCGCGATGTTCACTGAGATTCCCCATCTTCAATTCCAACTCATGTCGACTGATAGCTGCCATCTCAGATGTGGATAGATAATGAACCCCAGAGGCGAATTCAATGGTGGGCTGCAAAATACGCATGGGTTGCTGACCGGTATAGAGAGGGCGTAGTGGAATGACAACTCGAGTCTCCAGCTCATCGAGCATGTCGTTTTGCACCTCGATGAGGTAGATATCATCCTTCTTGCGCTTTTTGTACAGGTAGTAATCGAATTGAGCCATTAGAACTGCCTCAGCTTATCGCCAAAGAGGCCATCGGTTAACACACGTGAATTGTACTGCTTGATGGCCTCTTGGTTCTCCTCTTTCCATACCTGTTGCTGGCGTTCCGCAACCAATTTATCCAGGTGCTTCTCCAGCTCTTTGGAAAGGTTGATGTTGAGCGCTTTTGCCTTCTGAACAAGCTCACTGTTCATGCTTAGATTGACGCGATCTTTCTTGGCGCTTTCAGTTTGAGAAGTATGCATCATCCGTCACCGTTGAGGTCTACAGTGTTAAATATCAATGCGCATTAATCATGCGCATTGATATGCAGTATGCCAAATAAGGAACAAAGGCGTCTATAAAAATGCGTCAATCTGCAGTAGAGGTTTATGATCACGCATTCATGCAAGGTCTCAAACCGGATCCTCTACTGACAGTCTCAGAGTGGGCAGATGCCAATAGAATGCTCTCCTCGGTGGCCTCGGGTGAACCAGGGCCATGGCGCACAAGCCGTACCCCGTATCTAAAAGAGATCATGGATTGTCTCTCACCCTCCTCATCTGTGGAGCGGGTGGTGTTTATGAAGGGGGCTCAACTGGGGGGCACAGAAGCTGGGCTTAACTGGATTGGCTATGTGATTCAACAGGCCCCAGGGCCCATGCTGTTGGTACAGCCCACGGTTGAAACCGCCAAGCGGAATTCAAAACAGCGTATTGATCCCTTGATTGAGGGAAGCACCGTCCTTCAGCAGATCGTAAAGGATCCCCGATCCAGGGACTCTGGCAATACCGTGCTCTCAAAGGAGTTCCCAGGGGGGATTCTGATGATGACTGGTGCCAACAGTGCGGTTGGTCTCCGTTCCATGCCCATCCGCTTTCTGTTCATGGATGAGATTGACGGGTATCCAGGGGATGCTGATGGGGAAGGGGATCCCGTAGCGTTGGCGGTTCAGCGTACCGTTACCTTTGCCAACCGCAAAATTCTGATGGTCTCGACACCGACTATCAAAGGCTATTCAAGGATAGAAGCAGCCTATGCTGAAAGTGATCAGCGTAAGTTCTACGTACCATGCCCCCACTGTGGTGAGTTTCAGGTGCTGGTGTGGGCCCAGGTGAAATGGCACAAGGGTGAGCGGCAAGCTGCATTTTATGAGTGTGAATTCTGTCATGCCCCCATCCAGGATTACCAGAAAAGCCAGATGTTTCGTGAGGGGGTATGGTTGGCTGAAGGGGATGGTGATGGGAGAACGGCAGGGTTTCATCTTTCATCTCTCTATTCCCCTCATGGATGGACCTCATGGGGGGATGTGGCGGTAGAGCATGGTCAAGTCTATAAAGATCCGCCCCGCTTGAAAACATGGACCAACACCAAGCTGGGCGAGACCTGGGAAGAGGATGCAGATCGTGTCGATGGTGAAGGGCTCATGGCGCGCCGAGAGGCATGGGGTGAACTGCTCCCTGCTGATGTGGCTGTGCTCACAGCTGGTGTGGATGTTCAGGATGATCGTCTTGAAATTGAAATCGTAGGTTGGGGACGGGAAGAAGAGTCCTGGTCCATCGATTACCGGGTACTGTGGGGGGATCCCTCTTCCCCAGCGGTGTGGGAGGATCTGGATAATCTGCTCCGACATCCACGCCCACATAGTCGGCAACTACCGGATATGACCATCCGGGCCGTTGCCATTGATACTGGTGGTCACCATACCCTGAAATCCTATGCCTTCTGCCGATCACGTCAGGGCAGACGGATCTGGGCCATCAAGGGACGTGGAGGAATGGGCGTTCCGATCTGGCCCCGCAAGCCCTCCACCAAGAACAAGGGCAAGGTGCCCCTCTTCATCGTTGGGGTGGATGCCTGCAAAGAGGCGATCCTCTCCCGTCTACGCATTGAAGAGCCAGGCCCCGGCTATCTGCACTTTCCCATGCAACGGGATGGGGACTACTTCAAACAGCTCACCGCTGAATCGGTGGTGACCCGTTATCACAAGGGCCGCCCCATTCGGGAGTGGAAGAAGCGGGACTCTGACCGCAACGAGGCCCTGGATTGCCGAGTGTACGCCATGGCGGCCCTGCAGGGGCTGATTGCCATGGGCTTTCGACTGAACCGGGATGTTGAAAAGCTTGCGGAACACCCGTTGAAGAATGCCATGCCCGAGTCGGGGGCCTCACAACCCAAACGCATCAAACCGAAACGACGGGTCATTCAATCGAGTTGGATGTGATTACCCCGGGAGGCGAGGTAATTGGCCCATCAATGCAGCGTAACGATTCGAATCGTAAGGCTGATTGTGCTGGTTGATCATGAACATCTCATGAGCCAGTACGCTGGCCATGAGGCGTTTGGCTTCATCTGCATCAAAACCGCTTTTCTGCAGCCGCTCAAAGGTGGTCCGTGAGATGGCGGGATCGTTGGTTTCAATTTGAGTGGAAATGGCTTGGATCATTCCCTCTCGTATATGTCGGGCCGCAACGTTCATGAGAGCATTCCCTTGCTGGATGGTCAACGAAACCAGAATGCCCTTTGACTGGAGGTATATCCATGGCCACAGTATCCGAATTACAAGTCCGAAGAGATAATCTCCTGGAGCGTTTGGAATCTCTTCAAACTCGCGTCAGTCATGGGGATAAGACGGTTCAATATGACCTCAGCCAAGCCCGTGAAGCGTTGGATCTATTGGACCGAGAAATAGCCCGTAATGGTGGCAACCGTCGTGTCGCCAGACACCTGCGTGTGCGCAGCAATAAGGATCTGTAATGAAGCTGCTTAAGCGCCTGTTTAGAGGTCCTCCCAAACGCCGGGCAGGATATGAGGGTGCAGCATCTGGTCGGCGACTGGGCAATTGGCAGCCCGAAGAGTCTGGGGTCAATGCCCTGCTGTTTCGGGATGCGACGCTCATGCGCTCCCGGTCACGGGATCTTATTCGCCGTAATGCCTGGGCGGCCAATGCGGTGGACTCCCTGGTGGGGAACCTGGTGGGCACCGGTATCAAGCCCCAATCCACGGTAGAAAATCCTCAGATTAAAGCGCAGATCCAAGCATTATGGCTCGCCTGGACCCGTGAGGCTGATGCCCACGGCATGCTGGGCTTTTATGGCCTCCAGGCTTTGATTGCCCGCGCTATGATCGAGGGGGGCGAGGTGCTGGTACGGCTGCGCAATCGGGATGCCCGCGATGGCCTCATTGTACCACTACAGTTGCAACTCTTGGAACCAGAGCATCTCCCCGCCAGCGATAGCCGGGATCTACCCAATGGTCACCGGGTAAGGGCTGGGATCGAATTCGACAAGATCGGTCGCCGGGTCGCTTACCACCTGTTTCGGGAACACCCCGGTGAGCAGCCCATGCTGTTCAAAGCGGGAGATGTGGCCCGCGTGCCTAGCTCAGAGGTGTGTCACATTTTCAAACCTCTGCGCCCCGGTCAGCTAAGAGGAGAACCCTGGATGGCTCAGGCGCTGGTTCGCCTCCATGAGTTGGATCAGTACGACGATGCGGAGCTGGTGCGGAAAAAGACCGCCGCGCTCATCGCCGGCTTCATCACCAAACCTGACCCCGAGTTGGGCGTTGGCGGTGAGGATGGTCAGGATCCTGATGAACAGGGGGCCGTCCCCGTCACCTGGGCTCCCGGTACCATGCAGGTACTCTTGCCTGGTGAGGATGTAAAGTTCTCTGACCCAGCCGATGTGGGTGGTCAGTATGGAGAGTTTATGCGCACCCAACTGCGCGCTGTAGCTGTGGGGCTGGGTCTGACCTATGAACAGCTCACCGGGGATCTCAGTGGGGTCAACTACAGCAGTATTCGCGCCGGTATGGTGGAATTTCGCCGCCGAATGGAGCAGATCCAGCGCATGGTATTGATCCATCAGTTTTGCCGTCCCGTATGGGAGCGGTGGATGGATCAGGCGGTGCTCTCCGGTGCTCTTCAGCTTCCCGACTATCCAAATCGCCGTCGTGAATATCAGGCAGTGAAATGGATTCCCCAAGGGTGGCAGTGGGTGGATCCTCAGAAAGAGTTCAATGCCATCATCTGGGCCATCCGCGCTGGTCTGCTCAGCCGGGCCGAAGCGGTCTCCACCTACGGCTATGACATTGAGGAGATCGACCGGGAGATCGCTGCAGATAACCAACGGGCCGATGATCTCGGTCTGGTCTTTGACTCCGATGCCCGTCGCACCTCCCGTTCTGGGGTATCCCGCGACTCTGGGCAATCTGACCCTGAACTGGTCAATTTAGAAGAGTAAACCCATGACACAAAACATGTTGCCCCATGTGGCTTCCCGAATCCTCGGGACTCCGCTGATGGTGGACCGTGCCCGCTTGGAAACCATCCTCTCGGTGATTGCTCCCCGCGTCGGCTTGGAGCAATCTGCCATGCCCAGCGGCTTTGAGCCCAAGGATCATAGCTCTGACCTGCTCATCACGCCGAATGGGATTGCCGTCGTGCCCATCCACGGCACCCTGGTGAAACGGGCGGGAGCCATTGAGGCCGCTTCTGGACTTACATCCTACGCATCCATCGAGGAGAAGATCCTGGATGCGGCTACCGACCCAGCAGTCAGGGCCATCCTGATGGATGTCGATTCCCCTGGTGGAGAGGTGGGTGGGGTGTTCGATCTGGCTGCCATGATTCAGGAGGCGGGGCAGGACAAGCCCATATGGGCGCTGGCCGATGATGCTTTTTCCGCCGCTTATCTCATCGCCTCCCAGGCTCACCGGATCATCGTGCCCCAGACTGCAGGGGTGGGCTCCATCGGCGTCATCGCTGCCCATGTGGATGAATCAGAGAAGGATGCCAAAGAGGGGCGCAGCTACACCACCGTGTTTGCTGGAGCCCGTAAAAATGACTTTTCCACCCACGCCCCTCTCTCTCTAGAGGCTCGGACTAACCTGCAACTGGAGGTAGATCGGCTCTACGGTATGTTCGTCGCTGCCGTGGCGGCAGGTCGCAAGATGAATGAATCGGCGGTGCGTGCCACCGAGGCAGGCCTGTTCTTTGGCGACAAGGCAATCCGGGTTGGTCTGGCTGACCAGGTTGGCACCATCCGGGATGCCCTGGCTGGCCTGTCAATAACTATTGATGCGTCCAAAAAGACCTATTCTCACCGAGCGGCACTGCCGCGGGAACCTGTGTATATGGAGGAAACCATGCCCATGGAAGAAAATCCGGCGGCTGAAACATCTGTTGTCACGTCACGACAATCCCAACCTGACCTTCACGCCAAATCCGACATAATGTCGGATTTGACTGACCAATCTGCGGTATCCAACGTTGTGGACCTGGACAAGGTCCGTGCCGAGCATGGCAAACAGATGCGCAATGAAGCTCAGGCCATTGTGGATCTATGTGCCCTGGCGGATATGCCCCACTTAGCCGGTGGCTATATCGCCGAAGGAACCTCCGCTGAAGTGGTGCGCAAAGAGCTACTAGCCAAACGGGCCGATGCTGAGGAGATCCACTCCGAGGTGATGCCTGGAGATGGCACCCGTATGCAGCCCAGACAGAGTCTTGAAACCAACCCGGTTGTGGCCTCCTGCCGCAAACTCGCCGGTCAATAAGGAGGTAATCAACCATGCCTGCGATTCAACAAGCCAACAATCTTGGCGATGTGCTCAAGTTTGAAGCCCCCAACCTTTATTCCCGTGAGACCGTCACCGTGCTGGGTGGGGTGGGTACGGAACGGGTGCTGCCTGTAGGTACCGTGATTGGTCGCCGTACCAAATCCGAGGTAGCCGCTGCGGCCGATGCGGGTAACAGCGGCGATGGCACCATCGGGACCGTTACCCTGGGCCCCCGCGCTGTGCCCGGTGTTTACAGCCTTACCTGCATCATCGCCAGCCCTGACAGCGGCACCTTCCAGGTGGTGGATCCCAATGGTCACCGCCTGCCCGATGTGACCGTGGGTGTGGCTTATGACACCTCCCACCTGAAATTCACCATCGATGATGGTGCTGCCGACTTTGTGGTGGGGGATCACTTCACCGTGCTGACCACCGGGGATAGCAACGTGGTGGCCATGGACCCCGCAGCGGTGGATGGAAGCGCTGATCCCATCGGCATCATCGCCCAGAGGGTTGTGGCCCCAGTGGGCCAGGATACCCCAGAGGTGGCCATCCTTCGTCACGCCATCCTGGCTGACCATGCTGTGGTCTGGCCTGAATCCATCAATGAAACACAGAAACTGGAAGCCACGGCGGCCCTTGAGGCTCGGGGCATCCTTATCCGTCAGGGAGTTTAACCATGCCCTTAGCAGCGAATCCATTCAGTAATGACGCTTTCGGGGCGGTAGCTCTGACAGCGGCCATCAATATTCTGCCCAACCGCTACGGTAAGCTTGAGGGCCTCAACCTGATGCCTTCCAAACCGGTCCGACTGCGTCAGATCGCCATTGAGGAGCGCAATGGGGTGCTCTCTCTGCTCCCCACCGCCACCGTGGGATCTCCCGGTACCACCGGCAAACGGGGCAAGCGGAAGATCCGCTCCTTCATGATCCCCCACATCCCCCATGATGATGTGGTTCTCCCTGAAGAGGTGGCCGGGATCCGTGCTTTTGGTTCTGAGGGTGAGCTTTCAGCCCTATCTGATGTGCTCTCCCAGCATCTACAATCCATGCGGGATAAACATGCCATCACCCTGGAGCACCTTCGCATGGGGGCACTCAAGGGAGAGATTCTCGATGCCGATGGCAGCGTGATCTACAACCTCTTTGATGAGTTTGAGATCTCGCCCAAAACCATCAACTTTGAGTTGGATGATCCCGCTACCGACGTAAAGACCAAGTGCCTGGAGCTGAAACGCTATCTGGAGGATAACCTGCGGGGCGAATTCATGACCGGGGTAAGTGTATTGGTCTCTCCCGAGTTCTTTGATGCCCTCACCGGTCACGCCAAAGTCGAGAAGGCCTATGAACGCTGGCAGCAGGGGGAAGCGCTGCGTGCTGACATGCGCTCCGGCTTTACCTTCGCAGGCGTCACCTTTGAAGAGTATCGGGGCCAGGCCACCGATCCCGAGGGTACGGTGCGACGCTTTATCGCTGAGAGTGAAGGGCATGCGTTTCCTACAGGGACCAGCCAGACATTCTGTACCTATTTTGCCCCGGCTGACTTCAATGAGTCGGTTAACACGATGGGACAGCCCCTCTACGCCAAGCAGGAACCCCGCAAGTTTGAGCGGGGCACCGACCTGCACACCCAATCCAACCCCCTACCCATGTGCCACCGCCCTGGCGTGCTGGTCAAACTGACCGCTAACTGATCATGGCCAGTTGGGATGACGGGCTGAATGGTCTAAACGCAGCCTGTATCGAGGTCTTTGGTCAACCCATCATCCACACCCCCGCTGGCGGGGAGCCATCTGAACTCTCCGCCATTTTTGATTCCAGCCGTGAGATCACCACCATCGATGCCGTTGGGGTGCCGGTACAGAGCTATCGACCGGTCATTGAAGGTCGAGAGGCCGACTTCCTTTCTCGTCCTGTGGTGGGTGATGGGGTGGCTGTCGGTGGGATCAACTACCGCGTCATGGATGTGCAACCCCGTGGGGATGGTTGGTTGGTACTGATTCTTCGGAGGTAATGGTGTCTCTGTTTAAGAAGGTGTTTCCCGAACTGGTGCATGAAGCAGAGAGCCTGCTCATCCGCCGTATCGCCTATGACCTGGATGGCAACCCTGAATACATCGGGCAAGCCAATCCAGGGGCCCTGGATACCGATGACGCATGGTTTGTCCGCCGCATCGCCTATGAGGGGGGCAATCCGGTCTCCATCCTGTTTGCCGAAGGCTCCACCAAGTTTAACAAGCGCTGGGATCTGCGTGGATCCTATGACTATCGATAGGAGCAACCATCGTGTACGCACGTTATGATTACAACGCTGGAGCCAGCATCAGCAACATGCTGTCGGATATTGTGGCGCTGCTGACCGGCACCACCGATAAGGCGACCTTGTCGGCATCCTGCAATCAGGCCTCTACCCAGATTATCTCTCAGGTGGCCGCCGGATGGACCCTGCATGATGCCAGCGCCGGAGCCAACATGCAGTGCCTGAAGGCCCCGCTGGCGGATGATGCCAGCGCCTTCAAATATCTGTGTGTGGATCTGAACACCACCGGCTATCTGTTTCCCAAGGTGTATGAAGCATGGGATGCAACGGGTCATGCTGGGACCAATATGGCGAGCACCAGTGACAGCACCAGCTACAACCAACGCATCGATACGAGCAATGGGGGGTCGCTTTATATCTGGGCCTCAGCACGGTTTGTCATGTTTGCCAGCCAGACGGCAGCAGGGTGGGCCAGTACCACCAAACCTGGCCCATCCGGTATTGTGGAGCGAACCCGATACTTGCCCTGGGATACCCCGGCCGCCGGGTGGCCGCCGTTTCTGTGGTGCAACCTCGGATATGCCATGTATGGCACCTTGGGTTATTCACCCCGACAGATGCAGAAGGATGAAACACCTGTCACAGGTAATGCTGCCTCACTAACCGCTGGAACGGTCTGTTTCTCAACATTGACCATGCCTTCGGGCAGTGACCAGAAGGTGCCGGATGGTGCCGGTGGTTCCACCATCCCAGCCTGGCCTTTGATGGGCCACAACGTAAACCAAATGCCCCTGATGTACGGAGAGATCTCCTCGCTGTGCGATATCTGGGTGATCCCCGACAATATGGCAGCAACCCACGATGTGCTCTCCATGGATGGCAAGCAGTATTCGGTGGTGCAGACCAACGGACCCACCGAATCCATGATCATTCGTAAGGGCTGATCATGGCTGATCTGAATGATCCCGGTTTTGCCCTGGAGGGTGCCTATTGGCCTCTCCCATCTGTGGGTGGTGTTCTTGAGCGATACGGCAGCCATGCAACGCTTCTGGACCAGGGCATCTCCTATATGGGAGGTTATCTGGAGCCAAGGGCAACCTCCAGTATCGCCTATCCGTCAGGTATCCCCCTGATCAGTCTGCTCAACGTACCTATTCCACCGGCCAGTCATTGTCAGATGTTGACCCAGACCACCCCTGCCTTTCCTCATCGGTTTGGTCCCAGTGACTGCGCCGATGGCGTTGGTGCGGCAACCCCCAGCATAGGTCCATGTAAGCCACCGCTGATTTCTGTGCTTCCCCCGCTGATAAGGATCTGAGGTGCAAAATTATTTGCAGATTGAAGGGCTGATTGTTCAGCGGTTGAAGGATCAGCTTGAGGGGATCCGTGTGCTCTCATCCTGGGGTATGCCGGTTATTCATGAAGAGGCAGAATTACCCCCTACGGTGATCATCTTTCTGGAAGAGGACAAACCGGGGCCCATTCAAGGCAATCAGCAGAAGGTTGAGCAGACCTGGCTCTGCCTGGTGGTGGTGCGGGATGCCGAGAGTGATGCCGGGGCACTGATCAGCCGGGTGATCACTGCGGTGGTGGGCTGGACTCCGGATAGAACCCTCTTCAAACCGTTTCAACGGACAGCCTCGGCTTATTCACCGGACTACTCACCCAATGGAATCTTCTACTTTCCGTTGGCGTTTGAGACATCGTTTCTATTCAAAACAACGGAGTAAAGACTGTGGGCAAAAAAACACATACCCTCATCGGCGGTGGGGAATGCTTCATCGGCCCCTTTGGTGGCGGCGCAGGCATGCGCTTTCTGGGCGAGGCTTCCAAAGTCGAGCTGTCTTTTTCGGAGGAGAAAAAAACCCTGAAAAACTACTCCACTCCCGGTGGAGGCACCGCCGACACCGTCTCCCTCATCACCGATGTGCAGCTTGTAATCACCGCCCACGGCTTTGATACCGAATCCCTGGCCATGGCTACCTTTGGTGAGTCTGGGTCTGTTACGGGCGGTACCGTTACGGATGAATCCCATGTGGCCTATCGGGGTGGGTATCTGCGTGCCCAGGAAGGGGTGGATCTTTCCGCCGTTTCTCTTACCAGTGGCGGCACCCCCCTGGTGGAAGGTACTGACTATGAGGTTAAAGGGGGTGGGGTTCGGATTCTAGAAGCCGCTGAAAATGTGGTGGATGGAGATACGGTGCTCATGACTTACACCCATGCCTCCTCGGCCACGGTTGAGGCAATCCTCAATGCGGGGAAAGAATATCGGCTCTCCTTTGATGGCTTTAACCAGGCTTTTGATGGTAAGCCGGTGGTACTGGATGTCTACCGGGTGAAGAACACCCCATCTTCCCTGGGACTGGTTACCGACGACTTTGGTAGTATTGAATTCACGTTTGACGTATTGAAAGACGACGGCAAAACTGGCGCAGGCGTCTCCCAGTTCTTCAAACTGATGCAGATTGAAGGGTGAAGACCATGGGACGTCTGATTGCTAAGACAGCAGGGGATCTCACCTACCATGTGCGCAAGTTTACCGTGGGTGAGATCTACGAGTTCTTCAGCAAAGCGGTAGATGGGCAGTCTGCAGAGCCCGACTGGGTGGGTAATGTGCTGTTTACGGATGCGACCCTTTCCGACATCATCTCCTTTACCGATCTGACCAAAGATAAGATCCATGCCATGGAGCCGGAAGTGTTGGAGACCATCATTGCAGCCATCAAGGAGGAGAACCCCCATTTTTTCGCCGCCTGCCAGCGTCTGGAGGAGGCCGGGAAACGGCTGAACCAGGTGCTGACGGCTCCCAGCGAAGAGTCGGTCAGTTCAAACGGGCGATCTTTACCCTGATAAAACTGGGACACCCCGGTGTGATGGATTACACCTGGGAGATGTTCCTGGATGCACTCTCCTTTGAATCCTCACTCTCAGATAGTTAGCGTGATTCAACTGTTCATATTCTCTTGAAGCATGTTGCAAAACATAGCGCCTTGTCCAATGGCATCATCAAGGGCGATGTGGGTATGAGGGATGGGATCAAACCATTGCTGTGGGATGGTTTTCTTGTTGATTTGTCGAAAGGGCTGTTTTGTTACTGCCATGGTGTAGGTCTTAATGTCCAGTGCGGCATGCGAAAAGGGGCATTCTCCTGTGAACTGTACCAGGTACCAGTATACAAACATGAAATCATAACTAGCTGGGTATGCAACAAAAACTGGTTTGCCAGGTAACGATTTTAGCCATGCCACATACTCAGGCATGGCCTTTTCAGGTTTCTGTAAATTTGTTCGGCAGGCAGCCCATGCTTTTGGCTGGCTTTTCCACCAATCCATGGTTTTAGGGTGTTCTTGAGCGTCGGGAAGAGTTTCCAAGTTTGCTGAAAAGGTTCCTACTAATGTTTTGTCCGCAAGGTATGCTGCAGACCCAAAGCTAAGCATTGAGTATGAACCAGGAATGGGGCCATCAGCCTCAATATCTGTACTGACATAAACCTCTTGCATATCTGCATTCTCCTCTTAGTCGACAGCTAACCACTAACTATAGCTGTTAATAGTTCCTAAGGCTATCTAAGGTCAGAAAAATGGCGCGTACCCAGGAGGCTCTTGAATTCATCATCAGAGCTAATGATGATGAACTGCGTTCTGCGGTCTCACGTATGCAGAGCGACTTTCGTCAGGGTGTGCAGTCCATGGCCTCGGCTGCCCAGACCCAGGCGCAGCGTATCAATGGGGCACTGTCGGACATCGATGGTTTTCGCAATCTGAAACGGCAGATCCGGGAGAGTGAAGATCAATGGCAGGCCGCCACCCGTGAGGTGGCCCGGCTTGCGGTGCAGATGCGGGAGACCGAAACCCCCACCCGTGCCATGACCCGCGCCTTTGAGCAGGCCAAGCGTAATGCCCGTGCTCTTAAGGATCAACTGGATGCCCAGCGGGAATCCCTGCATGGTCTGCGGGGTGATCTGCGTCAGGCTGGGGTGGATACCAGCCGTCTCAGTGAAAGCCAGGAGCGGCTCCAGCGGGATCTGCGTGCCTCCACCCGTGAGGTGCAGGCCCAGAGCCGGGTGAACCGCGCCTTTGCTGCTATTGGCGTGCGCTCCATGCGGGAGGTGGAGTCTGAGGTCCAGCGGCTGGAGAATGCCTATCGGGAGCTCTCCCGTTCAGGGCGGGTGTCTGCGGCAGATCTGAACCGCGCCCACCAACAGATGCAGAGCCGTGTCCGCACCCTGCGCGGTGAGATGAAAGGCTTGAATGGCACCATGGGCGGCATGGCCGGTACGGTGCGTCATCTGGTAGCGGCCTACGCAGGGTTTGAATCTATCCGAGCGGCCTCCGGCTTTATCAAGGATTCCATCCTTACCTATGCCGCCTTTGATGACACCATGAGGCAGGTGGCAGCTACATCCGGTGCAACATCAGAAGAGCTCACCCTATTGACCGAGCTTGCCAAGGAGATGGGAGCCTCTACCCGATTTAGCGCCAGTCAGGCAGCGGGTGGTCTCAAAGCCATGTCCCTGGCGGGGCTCTCGGCATCCCAACAGCTGCAAGCCCTACCAAAAGTTCTGGAGTTGGCTGCAGCCGGTTCGGTAGACCTGGAAACCGCAGCAGGCATCGCCACCGCCTCTATGGCCCAGTTTGGGTTGCAGGCCCGTGATCTGGGCAATGTAAACGACATTCTGGTCACCGCCTTCACCAACTCCGCCACCAACATCCAGGATCTGGGATTGGCGCTGCAATATGCGGGACCGGTAGCCAAAGCTGCGGGTAACAGCTTTGAAGAGACCGCCACCGTGCTGGCCCTGCTGGCCAAGAACGGCTTCTCTGGGGAAAAAGCGGGTACCGCGCTGCGTAGCGCCTATGCCCGTCTGCTGGCCCCGGTGGATAAAGCCCAAGAGGCCATCAACCGTATGGGCCTTCAGACCCGTGATGCCACCGGCCAACTGCTGCCCATGACGCAAGTGCTGCGCAACCTGAGGGCAAGCGGGGCCGATGCCGCCGACATGATCCAGATCTTCGGGGTGGAAGCGGCCCCTGCGCTGACTGCTGCCGTAGGCATGTCCTCCCAGGCCTTTGAGGCGTTGGTGGCCAAGTTTAATGAGGTAGGCGGTGTTGCTGGCCGTGTGGCCACAGAGATGGAAGCAGGCATGGGCGGATCCATCCGCTCCCTGGAGTCCGCCTGGGAGGGGGTGAAGATTGCCGTTGGTGAGGCCATCGACAAGCACAGCAGCCTCAATTTTCAAGAGCTCACCGCCGCCATCAATGAAAACAAGGATGCCATTGTCGAACTGGCCCTGGCTGGTGTGGGTCTGGCCGCCATGTTGGGTCGTGTGGCTCTGATGGTGGGTGAGTTCATCCTGGCGTGGAAAGAGGTCATCGGCGTGCTGGGTGGGGCGTATCTGGCCATCAAAACCCTGCGCGTGGCCATGGCAGCACTCACAGCACTTCAGACCGCTCAGTGGTTTCTAACCGTTACCCGTGCTGCCTCTGGCTTGGTAGCCGTGGTAGGCGCTCAGGGATTGGTTGGTGCATTGGCGCTGGCTCGCACCCGTCTGCTCTCCCTCATCTCAATCAATCTGGCCGGGTTCTTTATCCGGGGTGCTGCCGCTGTTGGAAGCCTGCTCGCCGTGCTCACAGGCCCTGTTGGGCTTATAGCTGGGGCGACGGCGGCTGTGGGCGCACTAGGCTACATGGCTTACTCCTGGTTGAAAACCAAGGATGCCCAGGATGAGGCGGCGGCTTCGGGTCAGGCAGCCGTTGAAACTCAGCAGCAGTTGGCTGCCCGTTTGAAGCAGATCGGGCAGCAACTGGGGATCAACATTCCCGACATGGAGACCTTCAACCGTTTGCAACGGGAAGGCACCATCATTGCCGACAAAAGCACCGGGGGTTGGCGACTGGCCGCAAAGGCCGCTTCCGATGCCATTCAAACCCAGAGGCGCGCGGCCCAAGAAGCCGCCAACCAGCTTTCAAATCTTACCCGCCAGCGGACATCTGCCCAGCGCAAACTGGCGGATCTTGAACGACAACTGGCCGAAGAGCAGAAGCGACAAGCCCGAGAGGTTCTCACCGAGAAGATCCGCACCGCTGAACAGTCGGTCCAGGCCACCGAACGCGCCTTGCAACAGAGCTTAGAAGCCGAGAAACGTTTGGCCAGCCAGATCCAGGGGATCGAAGAGAAAAAGCGTAACGCCCGCATGTCCACTGAGGACAAGGTGCGGTCGCTCCTTGAACGCAACATGTCTGATCGGGAGAAAGAGACCTCCCGTGCAGCGGCAGCCTCTCAAAAGCTGGCAGAAGCCCAACGCCTCCTCTCTCAGACCACGCTTTCGGAGCGGGATATCAAATGGGCCGAATCTTTGGCCCGTGGGGCCCAGGATGCTTTTTCCAGTTTGAATGATACCTCCACCGCTATTCGGGGCGTACAGGACGCCGGGGATGTACTGGATCAACTTTATCAACGCCAGGAGGAGAGTGCGCGAAAGGCTCTGTCCAAGCAGAAAGATCAGACCACATCTCTTACCGAGCAGTTGGAAACAGCACGTGGCCAGGTGGATCTGCTCAAACAGGCTATGGAAGCCCTTCCTGACCGGGTCACCAAATCAGTCGAGCTTCAAGCCCAGGTTGAGCAAGCCCAATCAGCACTCTCAGCCATCGAAAAACAGATGGCGGCACTGAAGGATAAAACCGTCACCGTCACGGTGAAAACGATAGAGGCCAAGCAGTCAGGCGGCATGATCGGCCTGCAACGGGGTGGCCGTCTTCCTGGCTATGGGGGTGGCGATCGTATTCATGCCTTGCTTGAAGCCGGTGAGATCGTGATCCGCAAAGAGCGCTCCAGGATCTTCAAGGATTTGCTGCTGACCATCAACTCCGCCCCCATGGAGACCGTGAAGCGTATCCTGCCCAACCTGCCCAGGTTTCAAACCGGGGGGATGGTGGGGTTGCCGGAGATACCAGCGCTTCCTCAGCTCTCCTTTGCAGGGGCCGGTGGTTCTGGACAGCCCCCAGTAGAGGGGATCGTTCAGCTTGATCTGACCATGAACGGCAAGCCAGCCGCCTCCATCACCAGCCCCCGCCAGCAGGTTCGGCAACTGGTAGATGCGCTCAAAGAGCTCCAACGCGGTACCTTTTAGATAAATCTCATGAAACAGCTCGGTGATTTGATTCTCCCTGAGTCGATCCAGTGGATCGACCGTCGGGCGTGGTCTCCTGTGGCCATGGAGACAGCCCGCACCCTGGGGGGCACCCCTGTGCTCTGGTCCCAACCCCTGATCAAAGGCAGACCCATCACCCTGGAGGCCGCAGATGGGGTCACCTGGCTGGATGAATCCACCGTGATGGCCATTGAGGCCATGGCCGCCCAGTCCGGGGCGGTGTTCCTGCTTATCTGGGGGGCAGAGAGCTATCAGGTGATGTTTCGCCATCACGAACCACCGGCCATCCAGTTCCAACCCCTCTGGCCGCACCATGATCTCTACACCGGTACCATCAAACTCTTTGAGGTGTAAGCACAATGCCCATACAAACGTCAGAACTACGTTTTTACAAATCCACCACCGTCAGTGACACCTCCAGCAATGGGGGCCGCATCTCCGCCAGTGAGATCGCCGATGGGGTGAAGAACAATGTCTGGCCCGACGTGCCACAAGGGGAACGACTGGCCGGATCCACCAAATACCGCAAGGTGTTCTTCAAAGTCGCCAACGATGCTGATATCAAGCTGATTGACCCGCGCATCTATGTGGAGACAGCCACCCCAGGGGATGACCGCATTCTGATCTTTCCTGGTACCCAAACCGATACCCAGGGGATGCTCACCGGATCAGAGCGGCTCTATGGGGCAGGAACGCTGGATGCTAACACCTTCATCGGGGCCACCAGTATCGATGTCAACACCGAGTCTGCCACCGATGCCATCTTCCAGGATGGAGATCTGATCCGCATCTCCGATCAGGACAATGTGGATGATGCCTCCGGTAACGTCGAGTTTATCCGACTGGCCAGCAGTGGTGGGGTGACCTGGAATGGGGATAAAGCCACGCTGACCTTTGAGGCCGGACAGAGCTTGCAGAGCGCCTATGCCTCCAGCAATACCCGCGTTGCTTCAGTCATTGAGCCCGAGGATATCGAGGCGACCTGGGGTAGCTGGACCGGATCCACCGTTGCGGGTACATACGACGGATCCGGTCCAACGACAGCTCCCACCAATATTATACCGATTCTAGATTCAATCGGCAGCATTGAACAGACCTGGACCCTGACCTTCAGCGATGCCAACAGCTTTAGCTGCGTGGGGGATACACTTGGTAGTGTGGGCAGCGGCTCCATCTCTGGGGGTGATTTTGCCCCCAATAACGCTGACTTTAGCCGTCCCTATTTCACCCTGCCTGTGGCGGGTTGGGGCGGGGCTTGGTCCAGTGGGGAAACCATCACTTTCAAAACCCATCCCGCAGCCGTGCCCATCTGGTGGAAACGTATTGTACCCGCCGGGGCCAATAGTCTCTCAGCGGATAAGGTGGTCGTCGCCATTACAGGTGAGAGTGCTTGATGAGCGAGATCTCAACCAGCCTGACCATCCACTTTTCAGCAGCCGAGCTGGATGAGCCCTTTGAACTGGTGGTCAACGATGATGACCAAGGGGGCTCGGCACCAGTGCAGGTGGCTTTCAGTCGTCTAACCTCGGGTGTCTGTGGTTGGGGGCGTATCTGCTATAGCATGAGTCAGATCACGCCCCTTGAGGTGATAGAGCCCGGCAAAAAGCGCGTAAAGCTCTACTGCTCCAAGCGCGTGGCGGCCACCGCCCGGCTCATCATCAGCGGCGGTGAGGCGCGTCTGATCGGGCGTCGCTCCGAAACGGTGGTGGAAACCATCACCTGGTCCAAAGAGCATACCAAGCAGCTGCGCTGGCTCTATGACCACCCGGTGTTGGAGATCATTGAGCAGACCTCCTTTCGCAACAAGCAGGGGGATCTGGTCACACCACCCCGTTATGACCGCCAAAGGGGCGCATTTCATGCCTCCCAAGAGGTGATCGGGGCTCTGGTGGTGCGCTACACCGTAGGTTTTTCCCTCTATGAAATCATCTATGGCAATGGAGAGGAGAGCGTCTCAGCCGCCCAGTTCGTGGAGATGCAGAATGCCTGGCAATCCGGCAACGTGGAATCGGCAGAGATCCCCCCTGTACGCATCATTGCCCTGTCCGACTGGCATGCCACCCAGGCCTCCTTCCCCCGTAAGTTTTGGCCCTCCGGAGCCCCCAGCGTCAGCCTGCGCCAGGCTTCTCCCTCGGGTAGTAGCGATAAGGACGAACCCGCAGAGGAAGAGGAGCCCAGCAGCGAGGGGTTCTACCAGGAGGTTCCAGGGACCCGTCAAACGGTATTGGAGAAGATCTATCACCCGGATGATCCCGAGCAGTTTATTGAGGTGAAAAAGACCCTCTATCTGGAAGCGCGGGATACGGTCACCGGGAAGGCCCTCAAAATCAGGTTTCTCAACCATGCCGCCTCAACCACCAGCGCTTGATTTGGGCTTTCTGGATGAGATCTCCAGCTATCGATGGGTCACGGCTAACGCCTGCATCACCATCATTGACGAATCCTCCCCCTACGCAGGGATGCAGCCTCAAACATTCAACGAAGATCTGATCCTGTTGAGACATGCGCTATCAACCTCCAATGCCCAGGTAGGGTGTATGGAGTTGAAGTTCAGACCTTCATCCCTATTGATCCCTGTTGGGGCCGAGTTTCCCCAGGAGGTGCATCGGTTGATCCGCGAAAGGCCAACGCTGGAGGATTGGGAGGCGTTGCTACAGAGCATGACACCCAGCTCTAAGCGGGTGGTGATCTCCTGTGATGCCTCAGGATCTACCAATGGATTTGGCGATGTCCGGATCCGTGATGGCCTGTCGGCATGGATGGCCCAGCTGGAAAACAGGGGGGTGACGGTGATCACCCGTGAATACCGTGGTGAGCGGTGGTTGCTCCAGCTCATCGAAGATATGTCAGCCTTGACCGCATAAAGGAGAGTCTTATGGCCCTGCGTTTTAACGATACCCTGCGCAACTCCCTGATGAACAATCTGAGGAGCTACATCGATGGGATCTGTTTTGTCTATCCGGGAACACGCCCGCCCAACCCTGATTTCCCCACATCGGAGCTGCCCCTGGTGCGTTTTACGCTGCAGTATAACAGCGCCACCGACGGAATGATCAGCTTGAGCAACGCACCGGTAGCCAGTGAGGTGGAAGCGACGGGCACCGCTACCTGGTTTCGGCTGGAGGATGGCAACTACAAGATTGATGGGGATGTGTCTGTCGAGGGGGGCAGTGGTGATGCCATCCTGGATAATGTGGGGCTGACCGCTGGGGAGATGGTAACCCTCAAGCAGATGGACTTCTCCATTCCCAACCCTGCCTGATCCATGCCCCTCTCTGCTGCTATCCAGTGCCCGTGGTCCATCCTTCAAGAAAGCGCACTTGGTGCGCCCTATGGTTTGACCTTGGGCCGATCCCTCTCGACATCCTGGTCTATCCAGGTTTCCCGTGGGATAGGGGGCTGGTCACCGTTGCTACTGTCCCGGCAGCTTGCAGCTTCCTTCGATTATCTACCCCCATCGTTTTCGCTCAACACCCAACTGCCCATTGCCCTGACAGCCGATCTAAACCGGGCCAGGCGCTTTACGCTTGGGCATGAGCTTAAGCTCGCCTTGAGCAGCCGCCTCAGTGCCAGGGTGCAGGATGCCCGGGCAAGTTTCACACTCCCCATAGAGAGCACCACACGCCTTCAGGCTGATGCCTATGGCATGCGCTGTTCGGCGGCGTTGGAGTTTTCCCTCACGGCCCGTGCCGAGCATGGCAGCCGGGACATCTCCATCACCGGCGAGATCCCCCTCTCCCTCAGCGGCACCATCACGGCAGCGCGACATACAGCCCGGGCCTCTGGCGTTATTACCGTTGAATCCCCCGCCATTCTCCTTACCGCCCAAAGTAGCACTCTGCAAGCTGCACCGGCACTTCCCATCCAGTTGCAGGGGCATATCTCCTTTGCCCCCAAATCCAGGCAGGTGACCACTCCTTATGCCATACGCTTTCCCGTTACGCGTCATTTGGCCGCAGGATATCGGTGTGGAGCATTCATCGAACAACACCTGGAAGCTTCGTGGGGCATTCAGGTTACGGGCTCATGTCGCACGCCCTGGGCGCTGGGTGAATTTGTTTGGCCGCACTCTCTTACCGCTTCGTGGAAGGTTCAGGTTGGGCGGGGGCTGGAGGCCCGTTACGGTGCTCCCGTTGATCGTGCGCTTTCGGCTCCCTACCAGGATGCTCTCCTCACGACACTACAGGCGGGCTATGCGCTGATGGGTCCGGTGCAGCAAAGTTTGGCTTGCCAATGGTCTGCTACCCAGCCGGTGCATGCATCTCTCACAACGGGCTATCAACTCCAAGCGCGGGACTCTGCTCATAGGGCTCTGACCGCATGGTGGGATCTGCTGGCGGACCAGCCTCCCGTACTGACCTCCTCGGGTGTCCGAGCTATTCACTTTGGATTGCCGTTATGAGCGTGATCTCCGCATCCCTGGCCATTGCTGAGGGTGATTATGCATGGACCGGCACCATGGAGCTGGCGGATCCCGCCTCCTTCCAACGTATCCAGATCGATGATCCGGTAACCCTGGAACTGGGTGGTGAGATCTTCCAGATGCTGGTGGATAACAAGACCCTCTCCCGTGATGGGGTAAGTAGGCCCCGATTGGTGGTATCGCTGATCAGCCCCACGGCCTGCTTTGCTACTCCCAGAGCAACCCCCATGGAACGGATATGGAATAGTCCCGTTTCCGCCCGTGCGGCCGCAGAAGAAGCCGTCGAGGAATCCATCCAGTGGGATCTGCTGGATTGGACCATTCCCGGCGGGCGGCTGGCGGTTTATGATGCTGCGCCTCTTGATGTGGTGCGTACCATTGCAGAAGCGGCCGGTGGTGTGGTGGAGACTACACCCGGTGGCGAACTGCGTGTGCGGCACCGTTTTCCCGTTTCTGTGCCCCAATGGGTCAGCACCACACCAGATCACATCCTCACCGACGCCACTGACAACCTCTCCTGCAGAGAGTCCCACCGCGCCCGCTATCGCGTAAACCGAGTGATGGTGAGGGGGTGGTTGCCCAGTAGTGGTCATCTATCGGCAGAGGTGGATCGACGCGTGGATGGGCTGAACCAGGGACGCACCACTTTTCATTCTGGAGGATCTGCCCATCTGCTTTTGAACCACGGCCCAGAGACCACCATTCAGGCTGTTTCAGCATCTACCGGCTCACTGCTTCCCAATGCGGATCAATCCTACACCATCAGTGAAGATCTCATGTTTGATGGGTCCAATAGCGCCACGCTCTCCCAACCCGCACAGTCCATCCAATCGGTGATTTGGTTGGGCAATGATCTGGGTGCTCTGACACTGGCTGCAGACGGTATAACCGTGACGGCTGCTAACAGTGGCGTGGCCATTGTCCGGGTGACTTTCACCGTGCGTTCAAGGTCCTGGAATCTATCAGCCCCAGAATCGGTTGCTGGGCTGGACTCATTCCCGGTGCAGGTGCGCATCACCGGCCAGTCTGGTGATCAGGTGGGGGATGGCGAGATCGTCTGCCAGCGCGGCGATGGTGCACACCCTGGTGAAGATATCTCCGATCCGCTTCTGGCCACTACCGAAGTCAAACTAACCCGTGGCCGAGCTGAGATTGATGCGGGGGAGGACTTGCAAGAGGTAGCTCTCACCTGTGTTCACCGTCCCGAGATCATGCCTGGGCAGATCATTGAGGTCCACGACGCCCTCATGGGCCGCTCCTGGCGGGGGAAGGTGACTGGTGTGCACCATGAGGCCGTTGGCCCCCGTACCATCACATCTTTGGAGGTGGCCCGTGTCGCAACCCGTTCATGACCTGCAACGTATCATACCGACTCAGCGTCAGTTTAGAGGAAGGGTTGTGGCAATCACTTCAGACTTCGTACGCATAGCAACGCCCAATGGAATAATTGAAATTCAAGACGCTAGACTTGGAATAGGTGATCAGGTTAACATCATCGGCCAGGAAGTCAGAAGACACGAGAAGTCAACGAAGAACGTCACCCATACAGTCTAAATGCGTCATCAGAACAGGTGCACAACATCATGACTAATAATGAAAAATGGCAGCAGCTAGGCTGGAGACACCCATTTTGGGATGTTCTTAGATATTATAGATCAATAAGGGGGCGTACAAACTCCGATGCATTTTACGAACGTATAGTTTCCTGTAATGACATTTTGCACGACAACAAAAACTTTCAAGTTCCGAGAGAAGTCGCGGAGATTTTTAAAGAATATTTTGAAACAGAGCAAGCTCGCTATAATTTTCTAGAGGCTCAGCTCAGGCTCGAAGATGAGGCCTTGTCGTATTGTGTAAGTAGCGGATTTCAGGTTGGGACGACCTCAACACAAAGCAGAGATCATCATCAATCATCTAAATCAATGATTGCATCAGTGTCAGGGATTGCTCAGAGAGTTTGTGGATCTAAAGGGATTCAATTTGACCCTGACCCACAAAATCGGTGCGTTTGGATTAATGATAACCGCCTTCATGTTACTTCCAGAAACCTTGACGGAGCAATTCCAGGCTTAACAAATCCGGAAATTATTTGGGAAATAAAAGAATACTGGGGAAAGACTAAGGGCGGAAGCAAAATGAGTGATGCGGTTTATGAGTGCCAATTGGTAGGCCGTGAGCTAAGAGAGTATGAGGAGAAATGCAACAAAAAAATAATGCATTTTGTGTTTCTAGATGGGAAAGATCAATGGTCACATAGAAAGTCTGATTTGAAGAGATTTATAGACTTGTGGTGCCAGGGTCTAATCGACACTCTTTTCGTTGGGAAGCAAGTGGAATCACTATGGGAAAAAACGCTAGAGAAACTACTCTGACAATGAGATCTGCATTTTATTCGCAACTTCGTAGTTTGTAATCAGCAATTCTGTTATATTGCGCGCGCCTGAATTCAGATTTATTTCTCTTCTTGCAGGAATTTCGATAATTGAGTCTTCAGCATAGAGGCTCCTTATGAATGGCGTATTGCTGTTGCTCTGAGCCCAATACACTCCCTTCCGAGAAAGTTCATAACATACTGATGCCAACCTATAATGGTCGCCTTCATTAAATTGCTGGTCAGTGTATCTATTAAAATCAGAATACCCTCCAAATTTGTAGTATGGCGGATCAAGATAAACGAAATCGCCTTTCTTAGTGTTGCCAAGTGCCATCTCAAAATCAACTGCTTGTATATCCACTCCTTGAATTGAATTTGCAACAGCATGTAAGTTATCTGGATCTGCATATCTTCGTTGGTAGCTTCCATATGGGACATTAAATCCACCTTTTTTATTAACCCTGAACAAGCCGCGGAAGCACGTTTTGTTCAGGTAAATAAAATAAGCAGCCCTCGTGAACAAGTCAACACTGAATGGATCAATAGATCTTACATGTAAGAATGTTTCTTTTGTGTTTTCGATTTCCACAAGATTTTGATAGACGGTCACCCAGTTTTTTTGTATCGCTTGAAATGTGTTGACAAGCCATTCATTGTAATCTGACAACAGTGCGCTCTTCGGTCTGATGTAGAAAAACACACTCCCCCCCCCAAGAAATGGTTCGTAATACACATTAAATTTTTCAGGGAAATAATCGATCAACTTTTGAGCGAGCGCCTGTTTGCCTCCTGCCCATTTTATGAACGGCTTAGGATGCATGTTTATTAAGGTTTGATTTGATTTTTGTGGACGCATTGCTGATCACTTGATACTCTCTGGATGTCTACTCATAGTGTTCATTCCAGCCAGGAATCTAGCATGGAATTCGTGAAACAGCAAGCCTGTATCCAATTTGGACTGCGCCTCCGAGAGTTACGACAAAGCAAGGGCTTCTCTCAGGATGCATTTTCCAAACATTCTGGATTGCACAGAACCTATATAGGAGGGATTGAGCGCGGAGAAAGAAATCCAACTCTAACAACAATTTTAAAGATTTCCTATGCACTATCTATTCATCCATCAATTCTATTCAAGTGA